ATCAAGGAGAGAACAACAACAGACGCTGTCAAAAGAGCGATCGCTCCAGCAATCTTCAGCAGAGCATCAGCTTTAATACTGCTCTGCATCGCTGTAAGAACGCCAGTAAGTTCTTCGAACGACTTACCAATCTTATCGAAGAGTCCACTTCCAATATCGAAGTTGAAGCCATCGCTCATGAACTTTGCGATAAGGCCAGCTATAGCGCCAAGAAGACCCACATTGATTGCGTCAACAGCTGCATCGAAATCGCCAGGTCCCATGACGGCAGCGATTTTGTCACCAAGCTCTTCGAACCATCGCTTAATGGCTTCCCACGTATCGTCTAAAACCTCTGCGACCTTAGACAAAGCGTCTGAAAATGGTTCCCAAAGTTCCTTAGCCTTCTTAAATATACCCTTGAGCGTTTCGAATCTTTGACCAACTCTCTCGAAGGCTCCGCCAGCCTTTTCGAGAATATCAGGCTTGAAATTATCAAACAGCTCGATTAGGTTGTTCTTTAGATCGTCTACAAATTCAGCAGGATCTTTAATGGCGTCTTTGAGATCTTCAAAGAAATCCTTGATCCCGGACTCGTCAATAAATCTTTGTGCTTCCTGAAAGAAGATGACGAGATTATCTTTCAAATCAATAAAGAACGGAATAATACCAGATTCTTGAACCCAGGCGCTAGCCGCGCTGAAGAACTCGGTAATCTTTTCCTTCAGATCAACGAAGAACTGCTTGATTCCGCCGCCAGCAACAAGCTTCTCGTTCAGTTCCGTGAGGAAATTACCGATGTTCGCCAAGAACGTAGTAAATTGGCCACTGCCAGCACCAGTAATACTAGTAAACAGTTCGCCAATAAATTTGGCGCCTTCCTTTACTATTTCCCAACCAATTTCGAGTGCTCCGAAAAGACCTCTGAATATGTCCTTAAGCTTCTCAACAGTCTCGCCGCTTGGCTTCAATGCGGCAGCAAACTCAGAGAAACGTTGGGTCATTTCAAAGAGTCGTTCCGCAGTCAGCGGCGGGAAAATATCGTGGAAAGCTTCTTTGATTGGCTTAATAATATCATATAGATTGAAGAGGGCAGTTTGTATAGACTCAAACAGCAGAGTCCTGCCGCCGAGATCTGACCACCCTTGAAGCAACTCGTTACGAGCATCCGCATTCGTCTTTACAATATGACCAATGATGCCACTAGCACCACTGAACAATTGCGTCGCTTCTTCGAAGTTACCAAATACGATTTTGAATGATTCTGACCATCCAGAACCAATTGCTTCCTTCGTTGTCTCAATAAGGCCAGTAAGCGTTCTAACCTTCGTAGCAGCTTCAACGCCAGTCTGCCCAAGAGCTATAATTTCAGCAGCTTGTTCTTGCGTATAACCAATCGCTGTGAGTTGTGCTTCGGTCATCTCTCCAGTGAAACCCTGAAGAGTGGTAGTCAAAACGTCTGCAGTAACCCAACCCTCTTGGAGAGACTCTCTGAACGAATGACCAGAATCAGTCCACTCTTGGAACGATTGACCCATGGGAACATCAGCAATAGTTCCCATAGCTTTACCGGTTTCGAACAAAGCCTTTTGGAAGACTTCGCCGCCCATACCAGCATTGACAACCGAGTTCCAGTCCATCAACTTCAGAGAGCCAGTAGCAACAGCCTGTGAAAGCTGATACATGGCACTTGAAGCTTGATCAGCGCTTGACCCGGACATTGCAGCCAGGTTCGAAATACCCTTGATGGACTGGACCGACGTATCCAAATCAACACCAGCGGCCGTAAAGGTACCGATGTTTCGAGTCATCTGACCGAAATTATAAATGGTCTTATCGGCGTATTCGTTCAAAGTACCAAGAGCGCCATTAACATCTTCAAGATTAGTGCCATCTTGTTTAGTATTAGACAGAATCGTCTGAATAGACGTCATATTCTGTTCGTACTCTTTGAACCCCGAAATAACCTGGTCCAAGCTGAGATGCTTAGCTAATTGAAGACCAGTATCAATAGCTTTGTTTACAATATTCGAAAGCGCAGTAATGGCAATGGTACTGAGCGCAAGAAACTTAGTACTGATACCGTCAATAGCTGAGCCCATTCCAGTAAGATGGAATTTGTCAGCCATTGAGCTAATCTCAGAGAAGCCTTGCCTAGCCGCATCGAATTTAAGGGCCTTTTCCAACTGGCCAAGGCTAGTGATCGTGCTCCCGATTTTTCTTTCGAATGAGGCATTGTCGAATTCCATCCGGACAATGCGGTCGTCTACACTAGCCATTTGTCACCTGCCTCCAAATATCGTTCACGATCCTATCGAATAAGGGCCTAACTGCTGGGTTAATATAATCTCTTCCTTCAACCCATCCACCTGTGCCAGTTCCATGCCCATATTGAATAATGACGGCAATGTTTACCCCACCTTCTTTGTGGGTGTTGAACCAACTTATTGAATATGTACCTTTTGTATGACCGATTTGATAATTCCAAGAATTAGCTGTTTCACCAGTATCTCGAGGAGTAGCACTTGAAAGAGCATCTACTCCTTGACGCCCATATTTATCAAGATTATCGAATACATCTCCGCTTTGCATGAATTCTAAAAATTTTGTAGTCTTCTTGAAATCACCATGAGATGTAAGGTGAAACATGAATCCCCTTTAGGACAAGAATATGCAGTCAAATGTAGCACGACATGCTGCATCAAAACGAAGAGCGCCGCCGCCTGATCTAGAGGCCATAATCGCAATACCAATTGATCCAGTGGATGGAGTATTGATCACGTCACCCCAACTTTCTGAAAATCGCATATTAATTCCTTTTCCAGTACCAGGAGCCGCAAATCCAGAATTAACACCAACACGCGTCGTCAAGGTATAAGGCAAGCCAGGACCAACAGATTCATAAATACCAACAACACCAGTTTGTACAACAACTTTTGTCGCCCACGTAGGAACTGGTACTGTTGTGGCAAGCCAATCAGCTGGTGACCCGCTACCAGCATCGGTTTGGCCAGATGGAATTGTAACAGATGGGAATTGTCTGGTGCCAAGGCCATACACAACAAACCAAGAAGAAGCACCTCTTACCCACACAGTATCAGTATCGGTAGTAATACCCATTGAGCCACGTGGCGCAGCCCATGCATCCAGCAAGCTTTTACTAGTAAAGACACGAGGCGCATAAACTGCACCGTTATTTTGCTCATTAACGGAGGTTACTGCCGACAACAGGGTATTCACTTGAGCCGCTGTCAAATCGACAGGATTGCCTGCAACAACAGCACCTTTAATACGATTGGCTGCCATATCAGCCATTTCCGCATTAGTTACTGCGTCAGCATTGATTTGCCAGTTTGTACCAGCAGAAGATACGGTAATATCACCCTTATTACCATCGGCAACGGGAGGACCAGTATTACCAATTGGCCCACGTACATTACCTGCATCAATTTCAGTTCCGCCTCGAGTAATCAAGAAAAGATTGTTAACACGAACTTCGCCATCAATAACACTAGCATCTTCGATTTCAAGCATTCTCTCAGCGGTAAAACCGGTTACGGTAGCCATATATCCTCCTCGTTCTTATCGCTACTGCTAATTTCGTATGTCTCAGGATCCAGATAGACTGCCGTGTCGGCTGTGATTTCAAATGTTGTATCATCAAGCATGACGATTTGACTTTCACGAGGCGACTCTGCCGTCCAAGTACCATCGCCATTGTCTGTAATAATGAGACGATCCCACTTTCGAATGAAAGTGGCAAGACCTTTCAATGGAGGGAGATGCGGGGGATTATCTGCATCTCCATAAATAATACTTTCAAGATCCTCGAGTAACCACTGATCCATTTTAGTACTATCAAAAATGATATGAGCTGTTGGCCGGAAATTCTCAATAGCTTCTGGAATCCCAGTGATTGTCCATTGAAATTCCAGCGGAGCTGTTTCCAAAGACATCGTTTGATAAATCTTTTGAGCGGGAATAGCAGTCAAATTATAAAGGATATGAATCTTGTAACCGTGTTCCAAACCTTCAACATCATTTCCAATGTTGGTCTGATATGACAAACCAAATCTGCTTAAAGGCTGATCAGTAACGAAAAAACCTGTTTGATCTTCTAAAATTCCTTCATACGGAAGAAACTCATCTGGATAAGTCCAAGCTCGCATAACAGCTGAGAAATCTCCAAGCGTTACAATATCATTGAATTTCAAACCATCGAAATGAACTGCTTGAACTTGATTCGACGTAGCTTCCTCAATAGCAGTAAGGCCATTCCAAGCAACACCATAACCATTCACATCATAAAAGACGCCTTTACTGACGCCAGTTTCATATAAGCGTTTCGAAGTTTCATCCCAGATAAGTGCAGTCATTTACCCTCCAATCAGCCCTTCGTGTTGAGTTCTGCTCTACGTCGAGCATTCAGCTCTCGATTTCTCGATGCCATTTCATTCCGAGACATCTTCTTTGGTTTCGAATTCTTAATGTTACATATGCGGATTAATGCAAATAATCTATTAAGATGCCATCGCTCACATTCAAATGGAATGTTAAATGCAACCATCCAATAATAAATTAGTTCGGAAGTTATTATTTCACCTCTGCCACGACGTTCTGGCATTGACCCAAAAGTTGTTGCTGATTCTTTTGATTCAATGTAATTATTAATTCTATCTAAATTTCTTTGATCGAAACTAGCCACGATGTTTTCCGGATAAACCGGAGTAAGAATCATCGCTTCGATGTATCCAAAAACTTCTGCGGACGTTTTTGTAGTTGCTGTCAAAAAAGGCTTTTGAAATTTTGACTCCCATTTTGACAGTGAGACCAGAGAATGCTCTAACTCCAATTCGAAGTCACCGACAGATTCAAATGTTTCTGTCTCTTCATTGAAGTATTCTGTTCCAAGTATAGTTAGTTTAAGCACTCTCTGATCTCCCATCAATTTCGATTAAGCGTCGCTCTTCGACTTAGTCTTAGCCGACTTACGACGAGAAGCTCGTTCAGCCCGTTCCGCAGCCGTCATCGTGGTAGTCCCCGGAAAGAGCGCAATCACTTCATCAGGAAGCGGAAGCTTGGCCGGAAGAGTGTTACCGTACAGAAGCGCCTCGAGGGAAGTGAGTGCAGCTGGATCTACAATGCCCGAGTCGATGACAATGAGTGACGTAGGGTTGTAGTCAGTGACTGGGACAGGAGTCGTAGAGATCTCCCAGCTGAAGGTGATGGCCTCTGGGGAATCGTTAATGGTGTTGTAAGCCTTCTCCGAAGGACTGGCAATGCAACCATAAACGAGGTGAAGCTTGTACCCGTAAGCATCGCCCTCGAGGTCATTGCCGACCCTGGTCCGATAGGACAGACCGAATGTCTTGCGCGGCTGTTGCCCAACGAAGACACCGTCACTAGGAACACCAAGACCATCGAACTCGGCGAACTCTTCCGGATAGGTGAACGCTTCGAGAGTCGCACCGAATTCCTCAACCGAAATGAGGTTCAGATACTTAATGTTGTCGGCATACTGAGCGTTCGGCTCAGCTCCGCTAGGGGTTTCTGAGATGCTGGTGAGACCGTTCCAAGCAACACCAGAGGCGTAAACGCCGCTCGCATCAGGACTGTAAAGGACGCCATGATCAATGCCGGTTTCGTAGTAACGATCACCAACAAGATCCCAAACAAGTGTGGGCATTGTGCTTTCTCCTTAGAAGAAAAGTTTGTAAACATCGTGGTTCAAATTATCGGCCGTAAAGAACCGATCGTATACGCATAGTGGTAGTTCTGAGATCTTGTCTGGAACAACACTATCAGGATTTCGATCAATAACAGTCACCAGATAACGCTTTCTGCGCTTATAAACTAAATCATCAGCGTGATTAACTAACTCATAATCACGATGGTATACAATACAAGGATAATTCATTAGCACGTTAGGCGGTGGTTGAAAATATACGTCTTTGGTTCCTAATATATTGATCAAAAGAGTTTGGAGTTCATGGCGTTGGGCCATTATATACACTCCCTAGACTCAGGATGAGACGGGGACTTCTGACTTCAACATTTTTGATAGTCCACAAAGTCCCCGCCCATCTCACGTATTTGATCTTAAAGAAATGCTTGATGGCATAGTCATCCGCGACGATACTAATTGAATTAGTAGTAGTAATATCATCGTTAAGATTTTCTCCTGGCTCTAGCTTTCTAGTATCTCGAATGACATCACCGAAATATACAGTTTCAGTAATAACGTCTTCCCATACACCAGAATCAGGTGGAGTTTCTACAGATTCTCCATAGCCAACTTCACCGTAAAACCTAGCCATCAAAACTCCTTTAGTTACGACTCAGATGAAGACTTCTTAGGAGCCTTGGTCTCCGTCGCCGTCGTCGTCACAGTATCATCAGGCAGCGATCCATGGACCGGCGGGACACTCTGACGCTCATTCGGCGGTTCAGGCACAATGATATGACCGGTACCACCAGGAGGCGCAACAAACGTTCCCTGCTTGAAAACCAACGCAGACTTGAGCTTGACCAGAGCACCGGAGCACCGAGTCTCAATCAGATACTTGTACTGGTTGTAATCGATGTCGAAATCATCGAACAGACTAACCTGTCCGCCCTTGTCGGAACCGATCACGTAGTCGTTCATGTTGACCATGATCGCTTTCGGCTGTCCAGCAGCTGGATCAAAGATATCAACCGGAACGATCGATGAAACACGAATCTCAGCAGCAAACTGATCGAGATTCGAATAGATACGACGACCAAGCGTATCCTTGAGCATCATGACGCTGGAAAGAAGGGCCTCACTGGTATACAGCGTAGGTTGTCCACTGCCGCGATACTGAGAACGCCACTGAATAACGGCATCGACGAACTTGTCGATGGTAGAGAAATCGCACAGTACCTGAATGGCAAACAGCGGATCATCCTTGGCGATCGGACGAATGCGCTCCTCCAAAATCTTGTCTGGATCCGGAAGCACACGCCCATCACCAAGAAGAATTGCACGAGCCAGTTCCTCATCAAGCATAAGCCTCATCTCGCCCTTCATCCAGGCAACGACATCGAAGTCCGTGATGTCAAGAATGTCATCACGATCCAGCTTCTGCTTCTTGTAGATGGTCTGCGGGGCAGTTTCCCGACGAGCAGTTCCGTAGAACTCTTCCTGCTTCTCTTCGCCAGTGATATAGCCCTTCGCACGAGCATCATCATAGGTGAGGTCTGCCCAGTGAGTCTTCACCCGACTGAAGGGGCTCTTACGAGCTCCACCAAGAACCGAGTTCACCCATTCCTGACGACGAGTATAGAACTCCGGCGCCGTGGTGAGAGCTTGCGCCTCTGGGAAGAGAACGTCGATCTGATTGATACCGTGAGCAAGCGCATAACTCTCAACAGCCGCCTTGAGCGATCCGATCTTCGTCGCATCGGCAACAATGCCCTGCATGTCAGAGTGCGAGAGAACTGGCGACTTGGTGTCGTCTTGCCCGTCCTTCTCAAAAACGTTACGGGTCATTGTGTTACCTTCCTGAGTGGTACCGTTGGAGTCATCGTTGAGATTATCTTGTTTTACTTCTTCATCAGTCTCAGTAGACGGAAGCGTCTGACTGAGCATGTAATGAAGCACCTGCTTCTGCTTATCGGACATTGAATCATAGACATCTTGGATGGTTTCTCCATCTTCGCCGTCTTCTTCGTCGTCCTTCTTCTCATCAGCATCGGCATGCTCGAGCTCAAGGCCCGTATAGATGATTACCTCATCTTCAAGCATGACGTCATCACCTTCGCCGTGGTGAATCGTGACATTTTCGATGAGAGCGCCTGGGTTAGCGCCGGACAAAACAAGACTCACTTCACGAATAGCTCCGTGGAGAACCTTGCCGGCTCGTTCAACGAGTTCATTTGCCCAGATGGAAAGCATGGTAATATCACCATGATCGAGAAGCTGCTTGGAATGAACGGCCTTTGCTGACGTATTAAAGTATCCGTATGTATAAACTCCATCATCTCGATTCTCGAGGACGGCATGGCCAAGAACGTTCTCCGGGTCTGAATGACCGTGCTGCCAAACGAGAGGAACCCGCATCTTATCTTGATGCTTGAAAGCACCAGGCATGATGGTTCGACCGTCAGAACATTGGAGTCCAGCCTTAGTTGCGTAACCGCTGAAATCTGGTTCCATTTTGACTGATCCTTTCAAAAGAGCTAGGCCCCTTCAGTTACTTCTACTTCTGCTTGTGGCATGTTGCTATTAACGAGTTTGTCTGCCTTCGGATCATCCGATGGTTTGATTCCAATAAAGTGTCTGATTTCATTTGCTGAAAGAATTTCATTGCGGGTAAACTTATCAGCAATTTCAGCAATCTGACCAACTGGAACCAGCTTGAACGGATCTCGGAAGTAGTTAATTCGTTCATCACCACGCGAACCTTGGGGCCCAAGGAACGCTCTTTGCATAGATTCGATGATAGCATCAACAATGGGTTCAATTGTACGATTAAAGTAGTTAAGCATAACTTCTTCATTAGCCGTACCATTCATTACTTCCTCGGTAAGACCGAGTTGGTTGTACAACATACCCGTTAAATACTCAACTTGCTTAAGAAGATTGTTTTCAGCTGGTCGGTTAAGCTGAGTAATCTTCTCGGTACCATCAGTATAGGCAATACCATACTGGCTTCCCTTAAGTTGAAATTCAATATCCTCACGTCGCTTTTCAGCTTGCTGTCGTCTAGCTTCAGATTTAATAACGTAAGGCAATTGAATGATAAGATCTAGTTTCCCAGAACCGGACTGCTCATCAACGGCATCAAGAAGACTTAACTTCCTAATCAATCGTTGAAGAGTCGAGTTTGGTTCATTCATAACCGAATACAGAGGATTTTCGATAACGGCTACGTATCGCTTTTCCAATGTAATTTCTTCTCGTTTACCACGATTCTCATTATAAACGCTAAGTCGAACATGCTTTGGATACCATGTAACAATCTCACCCACACGCAAACTATAAATGTCAAAAAGTTCATTAGTTTGCGGATTTCGAGTTGTATCAACCGGAACTACAGCAGCAACACCTTTATCAAAGAGAGTCATCGCAATATCTTGTCTAAATGGTCTTGGCGACTGATCAATATTCGGTTCCCAAATTAGACAATTATTCAATGCGCTAGGAACATCTTCGAGGTATCGTCCAGTATCATCAATTTTGACATGTTTGATGAGAACACCAGCGACATCAACACTAATTCTTGTATAAACAGACGAAACGATAGAACGTTCACTATAAATATTATGTCTTGGCCTAGAGGGTGAAATATTTCCGTAATAAGCTTCAGTGCCGTATTCAACTTCTCCAACATCGCTGATAGGATTTTTAAAGGCGTTCCAAGCTTTCTTAATTCGATCAAAAACTGGCAAGATTCATCACCCCCCTCATCGATTCTTCTTAAATGTCACTCGAACGCCTCCTTGTTGGCTTTGTAAGCCACGTATGCATCCATCATGGCTGAGACATTATCGATCTTTTCTTCAGCTCGTTTCTTTAGAAGTTTACGGTTTCCATTCGTATCCTCCAAAGTAACTGCATTACCCATAGCGAATGACATAAGCTCTTGATCGAAAACCAACTTGCGTTCTTCCGACAAGATTTTCAATTCACCTAGCGGGACCGATTCTGTCCTAGCGCCCTGAATGACTTTTTCAATTCCAAAAGATCCGTTCTCCATTTCCCATCGAGTAACAAACTCTTTCGCGTTGTATGGATCGAATCCGAAGCAACGAACATCATACTCGTTTTGACGAATGAACTGATCAAGGTCCTCATAGACCTCCATCATGTCAAGAACAGTTCCATCCAGAACTTGCAAGCTTCCTTCTGTAATAAATTCTTCATACTTCATACGCATGGCTCCCGGAAGTTTCATTAATGTCAAGGATGTAATGTAACTTCTCGTTTTAACGCCAAACGAATAGTTTGCAAAAGGAAAGAGAAGTGTGAACGCACAGAAGTCGTCACCTTGTGAGAGGTCGGCACCAAGAGCACAGGGCATTCCCCAAAACTCTCTTGCGCGATGCGGCAACGTCTCTTCATACGTAAAGAAATACGTATAGCCTTCCATTGGAATCCCAAATCGCTTTGCCAAGATGTCGTTTCTGGATGCAGGAGCTTTTTCAGCTCGTTCAACATCCAAATGATAAACATCATAAGTAACAGTCTTACCAAGATTTGGATTCGCCTTTAACCAAGTCTCTGGATTAGCGATTTCGTCAATCTCGTCTAACTTGTAGTGCCAGATCGAAACATGAGGTGCTTGATACTCACCACGAAGAATGCTAGAAAGTTCCATTTTGATGGTATCGCCAGAACCGTTTCGAACAGTTCCTTCTGAACTAACAGCAACGATCAAATAGTCGTCCATCTTTGAAGCGCCCTGCTCAATGGCGCCAACTACATCTTCTCTGATGTCTCCAGACAACCATTCATCAATCGTTGATACTTTAGGCCTAAGACCTTGAAGCTTATTGATTGTCATAGGCCGAACCTCGAGTAGAGATCCAGTCAGAAAGTTCTCAATACCCTTTTTAGTTGATGCCAACTTCACTCTTTGGGCTCTTGACCCAGTGGTGTTTTGTAGAGAACCCTCAGTCAAGAATCGAAAGAGTGGGCCTCTTGATCTAGTAATGGCCGTTCGAAAGGGAGACATTACTTCATCGGCCTGCTTCATTGTCGGAGCAGTTGTGATCTGATGGGTAGTTGCAGTATCAACATTTAAGAAGTATGCTTGGACACAATTAGCATACATTGACTTTGCGGCGCCTCTTGCAACAATCAGGTATTGCTTTGTAGTGAGCCGCTTCTTGATGGACTTCGACACATAGTGTCCTTGGCCAGGACCTGCGCCAGGTTCATAAACGCTTCGCTCAATGAAGTAATACCATCCAAAAATTTGTTCAGCCCAAAGCTTGAACGTGTCGAGAAGATGCAAATCACTACCGTCAGTAAGTGTAAGTTCAAACTCGCAATACTTGATGAATCCATGAACGGCCATGTCATCATAATAAATATTAGGATTAGCAATGAGATCGTCAATGCGATTCATCTCCATAGAGATTTCTCGATTAACTGGAATGTCTCCACGAATTACAGCGTCACGAAATTCTCCATAATAGTAAGGAGTTGCAGTATTAGATAATGTCAACTCCTACCTCCAATAAACTACTTCTTACTGGTAATCATGTTTGCTGCTTCAGCACCCATCTTCTTAGTCAAGATAGTTCTTACTGCGAGCAACCCAGCCCCAGCGACAACAGTCGTTGCGATCTTACGACCAGAGTTTGTAAGAATTTCAGATGCTAGAGCTTCGCCTTTAGATACATCACGCTTGTTAAGTTCGTTGTATCTCTTCTCAATCTCCATTCGACGAATGCGCTTCTCAAGTTCTGAAGAAGTCATTCGTTTCGGAGATTTTTCAAATTTAGTTCGCTCTTTGCCGCGCTTCTTGAACGCGCTTCTATCACCTCGAGCTTTACGAACACCCCACTTCATTCCTTTAGTGCCATGATGTTCGATAAACTCTTTGACAGCGGGTGACGTCATGCTACCTCCTCATCCGGTACTTCTACCATTGGATCTGTGGGATCAAGCTCCCATTCTCGGAAGCTATTAAGTCTCCACTCGTATTCTTTAATTTGATTGTTCGTAGCCTCAATGAGGTAAGAAGTAGCCGGAGGGTCAAACAAAGATCGAACCTTTAAATAAACATACGTCTTGACCAAATGAAGCTGATTGGCTGGAACACCGTAGTCATTCCAAACAGTAGCTTCATCTTCAATCCAAAAACCATCTTCATAACCAACGCCCAATTGATTAAGAATGGAGAAAGCTGCATTAATGTGTGTAATGACATCCAAATCAAATGGAGTGTAATCTTCAGCAAGACCGAGAATCTTCTTGGTGCTTTTCAGAATGCTTTCTTCCATTACAAACTCCTTAAATACTACTCATCGTCATCTTCTGTGTCGGTCGGATCAGGTGTCTGATTACTAACCAGATTTTCCTCAGTAACCGCACCCTCAGGGACATCTTCGTCCCTTACTTCTTCTTCATCACCCATGTTGCTCCTTTACCAAAGCTTTGTATCGTTCCGAGTACGCGCAATAACTACCTTAGGAAGCAGTTTATCATCACCAAAATGTATTGCGTTATGCGTGTTTTTTGTGGTTGTTATTAAATATTCTGGGTTAAATATCCACTCTTCACCATGGATTATGTCATCAATACTCATTGGATTGATATGATGAATAAGAATATTAGAATGAATTTCATAGCCAGAAATACCTAAATCGCACCCATTATCTCTAGATATAACCGCTTGACGTACTGTTTTCCACTCATGTGATGCATAAAATTGTTGATTAACATAACGATCAAAACCAAACGTTGAACGACCAACCTCACCATTTAACTTCAAATATTCGAATCTTTCTTCGAATGTTTCTAATCGTTTTACTTCTGAATATGTCCTAATCATCATAATCATCGTCGTATTGCAGTGTTTCTCGGCCAGCATAAGAACGCATAGCATCGAGAGCAGCTGAATATAGCTCCTCAACCTTCTTCGCCGAAGCCAAGGTGTCCACGCGAGCCCCGAGAAGTTCATTCTCTCGATAAAGACGTTCTTGCTCAAGTCGTTCTCTTGTAGAGCCAAGTTTTAAATAATGCGTAATAACTTGAGCGGAAGCGGTTCCCTCGGCAAGTTGTTTTTCCGCCAAATCAATCGCAAGTGAGACCATTTGATTCTCACGGTTTTCTTCCGTGGTAGCTGGTCGACGTTTTGGAGAACGTTTCGCACTCATTTGGCCTCCTTCCTATTTAATCAAGCGCCAGGCCCAAGTAGAGTACCGTCATCTGGCTCGAGAGCCATAGTTCTCATAAGCGTGTCGTAGTCGTAACTATTGTCAAGCTGAATTGGCGGACCGTAGATCTTTTGCCAAACAAAAGCTTCGTTATCGTTACGACTGTAATGCCAATATCCAGGTCCAACAAGAGCCGGACCTCTGTCTTTAGCAACTACGAAAAGCACGTCGTCATCCTTCCAGCCAGGTGGCTTAGGTGGTTCGGGTTCAGGTTCGGGTGAAACATCTACAACAGCACTACGAAAAACATCGATGTCCCACGTTTGGCCCGCATTCACAGAACCAAATGGAGATGGTCCAGACGGATCAACTTTACGTCCAGGACAAGAAGGCAATGTGTAATCGTAATGGCCATACACATCTTGCCCGTAACTAAGACCGTAATGATCACACAGTTGACGAACTAGTTTCACATAACTATCAGTTTGAGCCTTTGGCCATGCTTCTCCAGTACCATTGTTCCCAGCCTCAATAGCAATCATGTATTGATTACCCTTGTCCAACGGAACAGTTCCGTTTCGACAATTGAGTGGTCCACCCTTGCCCTGAGTATTCGCTGCCCCAGCTGCTCCAATCCAGATGTTTCCATCTCGAGCGAGGTAAAGGTTTCCAACCGGTCGATCTGGAGAACCATTCCACATGTAGTTCATATCTGATTCTGGACTGGTCTTCGATGCTGTGTGATGAATACAGACGCCAAGAATCTTATCAAATCCACCGGACGATCGAGAACGAGTTTCCCATCCACTGTAATAAGCAACAGGAAGACCAGCAAGAGCATGCCCAATATCATGAAGCCAATACGCCCCCATTAGCACCTCCATTCAATTCGACAACCCATTGTTTCGCGGCTTCTAGACGTTCCTCGTCATCATCAATGTCCTGAATGTCTTGAATCTGACTATCGATTAGATCTACCTCAGACCAATCAACATCTTCATCGCCCTCAGTGTATACATCGTCTGGAGTAATGTCTCCGAATTCGATCTCAGGCATGCTACTCCTTTCAAGGAACTACCGGAGGTTGCGGAATAGCGTTAGCACTAGTTAAGGTCCATACTCGACCACGAGGATCGGTATAAACAGTTCCGTAACGTGGATAGTCGTTAGGATTGAATTCCCAAATTGTTGAATCTGGCTGTGGCTGGACAATGTTCACCGTGGGAACCAGTGGGTCGTTTTGCACAACATGCGTATGGCCTTGCGCGATAGCAGCAGCTGCGGTAAGCGTCCATACACGACCACGAGGATCTGTAAACACTGTCCCTGTACCTGGGTATTCAGCCGCATCAAACCGCCAAAGAAGTGTTCCTGCTGTTGGGTCAAGCCCAGTACGCGCCTCAACTGAATAGATGTTCCCATCAAAGAAAGAAGAACCGACTCCAGCGCCATGACCCCCAATACGCATGTCACTAGTACTGTCAAGAGGTTGATACCGAGCACCAGTAATTGGGCTTCCGTATGGAGTCCAAGTAATTCCATCAGTAGATGTCAAAATTTGAACACTACGTTGAACACCATTATCAAAATCCCATGCAAACGCAAGCCACTCATCGTTTGGACTAATCGCAGGGCCAGTTGAAATGATTTGAGCACTTGCGGTTCCATTGGTTGACAACCAAGTAATAGGCGCTCCGCCAATCACACGTCGTTGAATCAACCAAGAGTATTGGCCGCTAGTAGCCCATTGCCCAGCGATTGATACATCGCCAGTACCGCCAGATGGACCGCGCACTCGTGCGACAAACGTAACTTGCCCGGGCAAAGTAACAGGATCTGGGGTCGTTACTGTTCCGTAAAGAGGCGCAAGGTGCGTCTTGATACCAGTATCAACTACTGTAACAACTCCACCAGTTGTCGCAGTAAACGATGATACTCCTGCGGCAGAAGGGTTAGTGCTGTTTACATCAAGTACAACAGTGCCTGCAAAACCATTACGAATAATAACACGATCAATACGACACAAAGCACTTCGAGATGGGTCGTCTGAGCCAATGAAATAATCATACGTATTCGAACTTAACGCTGCTGCTGGAGTTCGAATAGTAGCTGCGCCCATCGACGTCCACGTAGTAGGCTCGACGTTTGTTGGCGTGTCAGCTGCTGAATATTCAAATGTCTGTGTATGACCACTTGCTCCATTATCAGCATCATGACGAATACGAAACCAAATAAGTTGATTTGGAGAAAAACCAAGCGGAACTGCGTAGGATGTCGTAAGTGTTGCGCCACCTGCTGGCGTATAAACAAGTTGCATGTTACCGGAAACGCGTCGAATAAGAAACATACGTGAACCGGTAATAAACTTACCAACGATACCATGCCCGACACCACTTGTTTCATACCAATTGGGCATCGAACATCTAAAAACAAATTCAACATCAGCTGGCAACGCGGCTACTTGAGCATTTGGAATCTTCAACCAGTTCCCAACAATACCAGGGAAAACGAATGCAAGCGGTTGCTTCGTATTAACTGTTACAGTACCACCAACATTAGCATCAAATGTTGTAGGAGTTAACATCACCCCAGCATTATTCTCACTAACGTCAGTAAGCGCAGTCCCACCAATACCATCACGAACAATAATACGTAATATGCGCCCATTGAATGGATTAGCCACAGCATTATACGCACCCAATGAAATAGTAGTACCACCAACTGTCATTGGTCCAGCTGTACTAGTCGCCGTACCACGAGCTGTCCAAGATGTTGGTTCTGTAGGACTATCTGGTGCACTGTAAAATGCTATCGCACCAGTCGAAGCTATACGTGTTGCCCGTACCCAACCAATTGAACCATTCGTGAAACCATGAGCGGTTGAACCTGGAAATACCCCATTCGTCCAGAAGGATATATAACTCCCAACAAGAAAATAGTATGAGCCATTCTTAGCAATAGCAATGCCTTGTGGGGTCCCGGCATTAGCCCACACCGGACTAGACACGCGAGCAACGATTTCGCAATCACCTGTTGGAATGCCAATTGCTCCAGCAGCTGGAATTGTGGCCCAATTTCCTGCATACCCAGGAAAGACAAGTTTAGCTCTTTTAATTGCTTCCATCTTCGCTAAATAAATGCGGCCATTAAAATTCTTAGAACCATGTGTACCAATAGTAAGTTTAGAAGTGCCATCACGCATCGTATAAGCAGCAACTACTGTCTTCCGAACTGCTGTCCAACTTACACCATCAATTGAACTGACCCCAGAAACAGCTGTTCTTTCAACCTCTAACCCAATCCAGCCATCTTGATTCTTATGAAGAGCAGCTCCTTGTTCAGCACCATTCATCGTTGTGACATCGCCTCGGACACCAGCCGAATCGTACTTACCAAGAACCAATCCAGCGAGACGCAGACCGAAGAACCATACTGGAGTACCACTGTTTTCCCATTGCGCCAATGGAAAGTGTTCAACAATCCCAACATCATCGAAGGGACGACAATGCAACACAATACGAACTGGATCAATGATCGTTAAGTCAGGCGCATCTGGAGTTGACGCTGTTCCAGTCATTGGCTCCAACCAAGTCGCACCAATCTTCGTCCTATGCGATGAAACGATCCCAAGTGTGTACGGCATCAGGCGAGATCTCCAGTCAGAGCCCAAGCAGTAGCGCTCATCTTGATCGCTGTTACGAACGATCCAACAGTTCTAGCAACCGCAGTAGGAGTTGGTGGAACATCCCAAGTAGCACCAGAGCCAAGAACAAAATTGGAAACGCCAGTGATGCAAACAAAATCGACAAACTGCCCAACAGAGATTCCTCCAGACGGAAGAGTGATCGTGCAAGCTACAGTTAGACGCTTAAGTTTCCCGGCATCAGCAGCAACCACTGAATACGTAGCAGCCGATACAGTTTCGATGGTTCTTGCTGTAGTCCAGTTAGCGGAACCGGCTGGCCCGCCTGGACCGGCTGGGCCTGCATTGATAATCGATACGGCTGAAGATGCTGGCTCAACAATAACGGTTTGCGTACGTTGAATTACGTTGATTTCGCCACTCATACTGTCACCGTCCCTCTAAAACTAACCTCGAGTGGCGTATCAAAAACAGCAATCGGCTCTGCCCCGGTGATTCTTTTCAAATCCATGTAACCACTATTAGCCTTGATTTGGCTGGTTACACTATCATCCAATCGCAAAATAAGCTCACCATCTGCACCAGTTGTCTTGAAGGAAACAACCCAAGTGGCAATCAATGGAGAATCTTGGTTAGGTTCAGAACGAATTTCACTGGTAATCGTGTCAGCAGATACATTAATTCCGAGGCTAACTGTGAGAATGTTGGTCCTACCTTTATGAACAATAATCTTACTACTCATTCGACCTCCTCTTCTCCAGTATAAGTATCTTCAGTACGACCTGATGTTAGACGAGCTTCTCTATTGGCTTGTCGAGCGATAGTCTTACATTCCCTGGCAAGATCCTTGATGATGGCTGCTGGATTAGCATTGATCTCTGAGTTAGTTAAATCCGTAATGGCATTCAGATTTTCGACTACCAAGAGTAACTTATCGACTGCCTCGCCAGATTCCTGTTCCATTTGATGAACGTTCTTTTCACCAAGAACAGCATCGAATCGTTCTTGCTCTGTTGCTGTGAACGGACGAGTCTCAACTACGCTACCATTCTCCTCAACCGTGGCAGTGCTAGTATCCGTATCGTAGATCGTGGCATAAATCACCACACCATTCTCGATGATCTCATCATGATAAATCGTCATGTGCCCTCCTTCTTTAGAAGGGTGACGAATGTTGAAAGCGCAGCGCCGAACGATCCTGGTAATGCAAGATTACCTGCTGGGATTCCAGCAGTTCTGGTTGTACTTTCAACACATGTTGGCTGATTATGACCTTGCGTATTGTGGATAGAAGCGTTGAAGAATGATCCCGCATCGCCAAGAACTGTCCAGTTAAACGTAGCCGTGGCGCTGCCCCGATAAACGAAGCCGAGCCAATAGGCACCAGGAGTAAGTGTCAACGTAGAGGGAAAGTTGACATACTTAGTTCCAGTAGTCCCAGCTGGAGCTGCCGTCACGCTCGTATTTGGAACCAAAGTGGCAGTCTGAGATGGCTTCCAATTAGGAACCGAATAAATGGCAAGGTCAACAACCACATTCGCATCTGTTGTCTCTGGAGCAAAACAATACGAACGAAATTGAACTGTATCAACCATGTAAAATGGTTCCAGATAGAACCAACCTAGTCGAACTACTTTATTATTAGCAGTACCATCAGGCTTTAGGACTCTTCCTGGTAATCCAGCAGAAG